AGAACTATCGGTTCACCTAAGATCCACTCTATTCAAGTGGCGGGTTCCATCACTAACAGACAAATTCTATCACAAAAATAATATGGGCGTTGTAAATACAACCTACACATTCTCTGGGACTGACACAATTACCAGTTCCAAGCTGAATAACATCATTGATGATACGACATTTACCAGCGATGCGATCCAAGGAACCACCTTGCAGGTTGTATCTCCGGGCAAACTTGCCGTAAATGCTGGTGGAATTACCTCTAATGAACTTGCTTCTGGCGCAGTCACCCAAGCGAAAGTAGCTTCGGGTGTCGCAACTACCGGCCCAGCTTTTTTTGCTTATTTGAATACAAACCAGCCATGTCCTAATGATGGTTCAACAAGAGTCATTCAAATTAGCGTTGAGAATTTTGATACAAATTCATGCTTTAATACATCAAATTATAGATTCACTCCAAATGTCGCTGGGTACTATCAAATTAACTTATCAGCAAATATTGACGATGCTACTGTTGGTGATTTCGGGGATATTCTTTTTGCCATTAGAAAAAATGGAACTATATTCCATAATACTGGAGTAATTAGAATAGCAGCAGGATCTGCCGAATTTGCAATGAGCGGATCTGTTTTGATTCAAATGAATGGCACTTCAGATTATATTGAGGCAGTTGCAATCCATGGATTTGGTACTGCTGGTTCAGCTATTTTAGTTGGAGGCTCCAATAGAACCTACATGTCCGGCTTCCTAGCCCGCTCCGCATGACCCCACTAGAATCAACGATAGCACTTTATGAAGAAAATGATATTGATTTCCAACAACTTCTCACATGGCACTTATGTCATGGCATTGTTGTTTGCGATCACGATTCTTTCTCCATGTGCTATTTCTCTGATTCTGAGTCACCAGAAACACCCTGCTTGTTTGAACACTCTGACACATTGTTTGTCACGATCTGCACGGGAAACATGCGGCGATTGCTGTCAGAGTTCTATAGTCAATTTGAATATGTTGCATTCAGCCGAGACTTCAAAAACTCACCAAGGATAAGGGTCTGGGATTACAAAAAAACATTTAACAGAGTAAAATAATATGGGATCTTTATTTAAAGGAAAAGCGGGAAAAGTTCCAGCACCTACTGACATCTGGTCGCCTAAAAAAGGCAAAAAAGGTAAAGTAATTGGGCCTAGCGTGGCACAGCAACAACTTTCTGGTGTTACTGGGTACTATGGACAAGCACTTCCAGCATTCCTTGGTATGGAAGCGCAGTATGCTCCGCAATTTATCGAACAAGCATTCAGAACTGGCGAGCAAGCATATGGTGGTCTAGCAGCACTTCAGCGCAGGGCGGGTGAAGAAGCGGCACGACAAATGGCCGATCTTCGTTCTCAAGAGCTTGGCGCAATGACTGGTCAAGCAGGACAAACCCGTGGGTTGATGGAGGCACTATCCCCAGAGCAGGCTCGCTCCATTGAACTTCAACGCCAATACGCAGAACGCGCACAGGGTCTTGAGTCTGAATTCCAAGGACAAGCCGCCCCATACACGGGGATGTTTGGCACGATGGCGCAGGAAGCATTTGCTCGTCGCGGGACACTTTCCCCAGAGGAGCAACGCGCAGCACAACAACGCGCACGGGAATCCGCAGCAGCCGCTGGACGAATTGGTGGCAATGCCGCAATCTCCGCCGAGATGCTCAATCGTGAGGCGGCGCAAGCAGCTAGACGAGCAGAGGCCGCACAATCCGCTGGATTGGCTTACTCCAACATCGCTGATGTAGGTGCGCGTAGGCAAGCCCTTCGTGGTGAGGCTAGTGGCGCAACTGGCGAGTTGTTTAACCGGGCTGGATCGTTCTATACCGCTCCGGGACTTGAACTTCTTACCCGCACTCCAGTTTCCTATGGTGCCGGAACATCTCTTGCAACTGCTGGACTTAGCCTTGGCCGTGAGCTTGGGCCACAGCTTGACTACAACCTTCCATTGAATCTTGCCCGTGAGCGTGCTAGTGCGCTAGATGCAAGCAACCTTGCTAAATATCAAGCAGATGCTGAAGCAAGCCGCGCTCGCACAGGAATGCTTGGAAGCCTTGCTGGACTTGCAGCTATCCCATTCACAGGTGGCCTTTCCGCTGGTCTTGGACTTACTGGTCTAGCAGGTGGAGCCGCAGGAGCAACTGGTCTTAGCGGTCTTGGACTTACTGCTGGCATGGGCTTGAAAAACATGCTTGGTGGAATTCCGCGCGCAACTCCAGTCTAATAAAATTATGGCACTCGTAGCAGGACAAATACCCGTATCGGGCTACCGCGTTCCAGACTATTCTGGGGCGGCAGCAGCAGGTGGAGCGGCAGCGGCAGCTCCATATCAGATGATCTCTGATCTAGCTGGGCAGGTAGGAGACTACTTCAAGCAGCAGGGGGAGAAGAAAAAATTAGTTAAACAAAGTAGCCTTCAGATTGACGCTGCACTCCAATTATTCCCAGACCTTGCGCCATCCTTCCAAGGATTAAAAGAACGCATGAAGGATGAAAACATCCCACTTGCTGATCGTGCTGCGGAAGCTGAAGTAGTTGCCAATTTAATCAACACTGGTATTGGTGAGATGCGTAATCGTGCCGATATGTCGTTTAAACAACAGCAATTTGAAGCGGAACAACAATACCGCCAAGCTGGACTTGGCATGCAAGCCGCAGAACTTGGTGTTAGGCAACAAGCTAGACAACAAGAAGCTCAAACAGAAGCAGCTAAACGCACGGAAGGTGAGATTTCTATCTTTGACCCAACAATTGGCAAAGAAAGAAAAGCAAAGGTTTGGAAGGATCAATTTGGAAACGCCTTTGACTGGGATACTAAGAAGCCAATTATTGACACCGAAAAATACTTTTATGGAGAAGAGGGTGGACTAGGGGATCTCCCACCGACTTCACAAGTTGGAGGCATTTCTGATTCCATTGCCAAAGTGGCGCAAATGAACATTGGCCGCCTTTCTACAGCTAAAACCCCAGGCACACAGGGTGGAGGCCTTGGATGCGCTGATGCGGTTTGCAAAATTTACAACCAAGCGACAGGGGAGGAGTTGGTTCAAGGTGGCACTCTTTCAACTTCCAAAATGATTGAGTCTTTAAGTGGCGACCCAAGATTCCAAAGCATTCCAATTAACCAAGCCCGAGCTGGAGATATTATTGTAACTCCAAGAGGGAAAGAAGCTGGACACACTGGTATTTTTGTTAGCGATAACGAAATTGCATCAAATAGCAGCAAGGGATTTAGAGGTGGACAACGAGGAACGCTTGAACGAAATTACTCAAAAGGATCTTGGATGAGTTCAGTTGCTACAAGAAATCCTGGCACAACTCAAGTATTTAGACGCATTGAAGAGGCCGCATCTCCTCAAATGGCTGGCACTCCAGAGCAGCAAGCCGAAGTAGCAAGACAAATTGAACAAGGTGCTGGAATGGCGACAGCTCAAACCGGCGGAGCAATGCCAACTGAACCAAGCATGGCTCAACAACAGCCGCAAATTCCAGAAAGACGCATGGTTAGGGGAGTTCCAGTTGGTGGTGGAACGGCACAATTTAGGCCATCAACTCCAGAAGAAGAGCAAATGTATGGCTCTAAGGGTCAAGTTAATACCTCAACTGGTGAATTTAAGCCAATTAGACCACCGTCTGGAATGGTTATTAGGCAAACGCCAGAAGGTGGGCTTGAGTTTGTCCAAGGACCTGGTGCTGCTGATAGGTTTGCCAAGGCTGCCGAGGAATCTAAAAAGCAACAAATTCAATCTGCTGACATAAATGTCCAAGATCTAATGGAGATTAAGCGCATGTATGCAGACATCAATCAGAAAGAAGGAGTTGGCCCAGCTGTAAAAAGAAGTGCCGAGTCCTTTGTTATAGGTACTCCGATGTATGCGTTAAAAGTCGAAATGATCGAACCATTCAAGAAAAGACTTGGTCTTGAGCAGTTAACAAAAATGAGACAAGCGTCGCCAACTGGTGGAGCATTGGGGCAAGTTTCAAATGAAGAGGGAACAAGGCTTGAAAGTATATTCGGATCACTCGACCCAGCCGCCAGCCCAAGAATCTTCAATAGAAATGTTGATAGGGCAATTGAATCTTATCTTGATGTTATTCATGGATCTATAGAAGAGCGTCAAAAAATGGTTGAAGAAGGAAAGATAACTGCCGAGCAAAACGCTCAAATTGAGTCATTGTATCCAGGTTCCACAATGGATACTAGAGGAGTTTCGCAACCCAGACAAACAGGTGGCACTGGTGACCCTACTATTGACGAAATCATCCAAAGGAATAATATCCAAATCAAATAATGGAAGGTCAATTCAAAGTTGGTGAGTTCAAAAGTGTATTGTCTTCTCTGCTTGAGAAGCGAAACGCATTAAATAGCGAGATTGAATCACTAAGGCAATCAGATCCTTATGGTGCTGAGCTAAAACTAGAAGATTTAAAGTCTTTAGATCAAGACATTATTGCTGTAGATGGTGCTATTTCTCAAGAAAAAGGGAGAGCATTAGACTCGATTAAAACTGGTGAATACAAATTCATTGGTGCGACTGAGGGTGTTCCACCTAAGCCCGGTGAGATTAGAGAACCGGGATTTCAAGCTCCTACAAACACGCAAAAGCTAAAATCAACATTAGCTACAGCACTTGATGTATCACCAGAATCAATTGATTTGGATTCTGGTTTATCAAGCAGAGATAGACTTGAGATGTCGTTTCTTCAAGATAAATCAAAAGAAGATTATCTTATTGGGAAATACAAAGATGCAGTACAAACCGTTAATGTCGAAGGCTCTCCAATGTTTTTGGTGAAGCGACCGGACGGAAAATTTGTCGCGGCGGACGAGCGAGGATTCAATCCAAAGGATTTGCTTGATATTGGGGGGGAAATTGTTCCAGCTTTAGCTGGTATTACTGCCACTATTGCGGCAGCATCAACACAAAGCCCATTTTTAGCCGCTGGGGCTGGAGCATCAGCATCAATTGGGGCTGGAACTCTTCAAGATCAATTTGTAAGAATGGCTTTAGGGGTTGGAGAAAAACCATCGGAAAGCATTCTTAGGAGAACAACCGAGGAGGCGGTTGGCCTTGGTATTGAGGGTCTTATTGGCTGGGGGGCAAAACCGTTTGCTAAAAGAATTGGTAAACAGGCTGAAAACAAGTATTACAATGCCCTTCTCCAAGCTGAGGATAAGTTTAATAAATCCAAGTTCATGATGGATCGTGCTGAGCAACTTGCTGCGGCTGGGAAAAAACCATCAACACAAGCCGAAAGACTATTTGTTCCGACTGGAGCAGCGCGTGGAGAGGCTGCACTTGTAGAGCAATTGCAGGTAGCAGAGAAAACACCGAGATCCCTGCTTGGTCGACATGTAGCAAAAACAAGAAGCATTCTGCAAGAGTGGAAGGATTCAAGGATGAATCCGGCTCAAGCAAAACAAAGGCTTTATCTTGCCGCTCAGCAAAATCTTAAGCAAAACAACCAAGAGCTTGTTGATGTTGTTTCAGCGTACGACAAGAAAATAGGCAATCTTCTTAAAGGTGATTTGGATGACAGGCTATACGAGCTTCAGTCAACAATGGGAAAAGACACAAGGGAGCAACTTGGTAACGATTTAACATCTCTACTTAGTTCAGCTGAGGCCAAAATGGATGCCTTCAAGAATGAGACTTATAAGAATTTTTACGACGAGGTCGATAAGATTGGATTTTCTCACGACCCCCTTGAGGTCGCCAGCGTAATTAAAGAATCGCTAAAATCTAATTATCCAAAGAAAAACCCCGCTCTTGAAAGCGTGGCCGATGAAATAGAAGCTAGGGCAACAAATGGCGAGGCTGCTGATAAACTCAGACAGCAAATAGCTAATGGTAAAATACCAGAAGACAAGATTGAAAAAACGCTAAAAGATATTGCCGACCTTGAGTTTAAATCTGGACCGATTGATCCAGCGATGCTTGACAAATATCTCCAAGTTGTTCGTGATGCTGTACCAGAAGGGGGTGGTGTTGGAACAGCGACCCCCAAACAAGTTGCGAGCAGCGCGGCAAGCGCATTACAGAAATATCGTGACGATTCTTATGAGTCCGCTGGGGTTAAAGGCCTCTGGGATCAGGCTACATTTGAGTATAAACGCAGACTCGGGTTCGAGACTGGCCCGGTTGGTCAAATACTCAAAGAAACATTTGGCGATCAAAAAATGACACCAAGCCAAGTTGTTGCCAAATCTATTTCAGACCCAACAATTGCAAGAAACATTATTCAAGCGGCATCTATCGCATCACCGCAGCAGGCTGGTGCATTAAGAAAAAGAATGGGTGACGCTTATCTTGAAAAAGTAGGCTTTAATAATAGAAATGGCGTTGAGGTAAATGGGCCAGTAAAATTTGACGACGAAATGATTGTTGAGTTATTTGGTTACAGCCCAAATACTGGAGAAAAGAATGAATATTATGGTGTCGGAATGCTTAAAAAGCTACAAGCCCTAAACAAGCAGCTTAGCGCAAAAAACATAGACCCATCAAAGGTGTCTGTTGAAGATCTTAACGCCTTAAAAAACACGATGTCTGAAAATAGCTATAATGAGCTTATTGGCTCAATAGCTAATAGGGCTAAGGCTAAAGCTGATCTCGATGACTTCACAAACAACAAGATTATTGATGTTGTTCTTAAAGGCCACAAGGGTGTCCTTGAAAACTCAAGGCTTCCAGAGGCCATGTTCAAAGCACCAAATGCCCATGTGTCACAGATTATGGGCAAGCTATCAGATGAGGAAAAAAAAGAACTAAGAAACGACTTTGTTTCTTATGTTTTCGCAAGATACCAACCTAAAGGTGACATAACGAAATATGGTGATGACCTTTGGGACGCAGACAAGTTTATTAAAGATATAACTAAAGGGAAAAATAAAGACACAATAGAAAGAAATATCAGAACCGTTCTCGGTGACGAGTTTTATGATGAGTTTAAGAATGCCTCCATGGTTGCCACATCCGTTAGGGATGTTAGGCGCATGACTGGGCAGCCTGAACCACGCATTGTTGCCGCCCCAACTGGTGTTCATGCGTATCTAGCCGGGAAAATAACAGATCCGATTAAGCATAAAGTAGCAACATGGATGTATGCTGGTGGACAACTTATGCCATTCATTAGGAAAACCTATCGGAAGGAAGTTTCCCAAGAGCAGTATGGCAAAAATATGTCAAATGCTATAACTGCTTTAATGGGAACAAGTCGCGGAATTGGGGCTTTGTTTGGAACTGGCAGGAACGATCCTGCAGTTACGGATTACATTGTCGATATGCTCAGTGTTCTTCCACAAGACGATCAAGAGTTCCGCGAGAAATATGGAACCAAGCGCGAGTCTATTTCTGGAAAAGACTACGAGGTTAAATAACCCACAAAAGTAGTTGCGTTCTACAGAAATAAACGCTAAGTCTTGCGGGCAAACCAAATGAGCGACGAAGATCTATCAGCGATTGATAGTAAAGAGGCGATGAAAGAGTTCTTCCTTGAGGTCAAGGAAAGGGCTAAGCAATTCCCTCGAAACACTATCGAGAACTACAACCCGAATGTGGCGGCACAGATACTCTGGATGCTGGCACAAGGTGGCCGTATCAATGCTATTGCCAAGAAGTGCAAGGTCACGCATGAGACGGTTCGTGCGCTGGAGTGGAGGCATAACGACACGCTGGAGTCAAAGCGCAAGGAGTTCTCCAAACGCTATGCCATTGCTGCGGCTGAGTACACAGACCTGTTGTTTGAGAAAGCAGAGCAGTTGAGCCGTGATCCAGACCAGCTTAAGGCTATCTCCCCAGACAGGTTGGCGTTGACTATTGGCATTATGACCGATAAGGCTGGACAGCTTTCTGGTATGGCGAGTACCATTGTCGAGCATCGCAAGGGGCCGTCTATTGACGATGCGGCCAAGATGATCGCGGAAGCTAAGTCTAGGATTGCCAATAAAGTCAAAGCACAAGCGGTAGAAGCTGAAATCGTAGAATGATAGCAGAACCAGAATCAAGACATGCAGACCACCTAAAAGATGGCGGCAACCTAGTCCGTCACTATAGGGTAACGCACGATGGGGTTGACTACCCATGTCACACCTTGTGCTACGCCTCGTATCTAGCCGAGAAGTTTAACTCAAAGATCTGGAATGTGGTGCTGGAAAAACACATGAAGCCATTTATCGGCGTGTGCTTGCATTGCCTTGGTCGCAAAAAGTATCGTCATCTTCACTTTGTTAGCGGTAACCGTGGGTCACTCCCGCCAGAGGATGATGCTTTAGCGTGTGAGGAGTGTGATAGTGTTTATCACATCAAAGACATCCTAATGGAGACTGGTGCGTACAAGACAGACTAATGCAGTGGCGTAAGCACCCAATTCTCCAGCCTCCTACTGACAATGAGGTGGCAATCATGGAGCCAGATGAACTTGTGGAACTCCACAGGGTTTATCATGAAGCCATTGAAAACGCCGAAAAAGATCCATTCCGTTATGGATTTAGACTTCCGCATTGGGAGAAGGCTGAAGAGCAGTTGCAAGAAGTATCGGAGATCTTGGCACTTGGAGGCAACCGCAGCGGCAAAACTGCGTGGGGATCATTCTGCGTGGTTAAGGCTGCTATCGAGAATCCCAAGTCTGAGATCATGTGCTTTGCTCAGACATCGGAGGTTAGCATTCGCCAGCAACAGAGCGCGGTATGGGAGTGGTTACCAGCGGAGATGCGTACCAAGCAAACATCTGCCAACGCCTACATCTCGTACACGAAGAAGAATGGTTTCACGGACAACTCACTAATCTTGCCGAATGGGTCGCAAATCATCTTCAAGACCTACTCTCAATATCAGAACAATCCAACTATCCTTGAGGGCGCGGAGCTTGGAAGCCGTGATCCTAAGTGGCACAATATCGGTGTTTGGCTCGATGAGTACCTTCTAGGCAATGAGCTTATTGACACCCTGCGCTTCCGTCTAGCGACCCGCAACTCCAAGATGCTGGTGACCTTCACGCCGATTGATGGATGGACTGAAGTTATTAAGGAATATTTAGATGGTGCGGTTAGCGTGTGCAGCAAGGAGGCAGAGTTGCTCAATGGAGAACTTGTCCCCTATGTCCAACGCAGCAAGAAGCGCAACGCATCCGTACATTACTTCCATTCCAAGGATAACCCTTTCGGTGGCTACGAGCGAATCAAGGAGACACTGGTGGGGAGGCCAAGGGAGGAGATTCTGATTCGTGCGTACGGGGTTCCAGTTAAGTCCCATGCCACCAAGTTTCCCAAGTTCAACAAGGAGGTCAATGTCGTATCGCCCGATAAGATACCGACTAGTAATATCACACGCTATCACATCATTGACCCTGCTGGATCGAAGAACTGGTTTATGGCGTGGATTGCCGTGGATGCCTCTGGGACATTCTGGGTCTACCGCGAGTGGCCTGGCGTTGAGGTTGGCGACTGGGCTGAGTGGAAAGGTGGCAAGTGGATGCCGGGGCCGGGAGCTAAAGGCCAAGGGTTTGGTATCCGTGACTACATGGACTTGATTGCCGAGCTTGAGGGTGACGAGAAGATCTTTGAGAGATTGATCGACCCTCGACTTGGAGCCGCTAAGTACCAATCGTCGGATGGGGCATCCAGCATTATCGAGGATTTGAATGACGCTGGTATGGTCTGCCTTCCAGCCCCTGGCTTGGACATTGATGATGGCCTCCAAGCACTAATTGGTAAGATGTCATGGGATACAACTAAGCCAGCCGACTCCATCAACCGACCGCATTTCTATGTCAGTTCTGATTGCGAGAACATCATCCAAGCATTGTCGGAGTACACAGGCGATGGAGGTCTAAAGGAGGCATGGAAAGATCCAGTCGATGTGCTGCGTTACGCCGCTATTGCAGGAATAGATCATGTTGACGAAACCCGTAATTTTGCTACAAGACAGGGGAGCGGAGGGTACTAGCAAAATATGAAAACCATAAACAAGCCGATAGTTGCAGAAGAACTTATTATTGATTGCTTAAAAGAGGCATATTTCAAAAGGGCTAAGGCTGAAAAATCTCAATCAACCCCTAGAATTACTGAGGAGTTAGATGTTCTTGAACATGCCATTAAGTACATGAAATCTAAACAAAACCATGAAAACAGCACCAACTAAGAAAGCAGCAAAGCGGGGCAGACCGCCTAAAGCTAAGCCAGAAACCATTGATTCACCAGTGGAATCTCAAGATAATACCACCTATGAGGGTGATTATCTAGTTATTCGTAAATGCCCAAACCCAAGCTGGGTCATGGTTCGGATGGATGGGGAGGCGGTTCCAGTCAAGTGTCCGCCTAGGGTATCGCACAAACTAGTTGGCAAACCTATAAAAGTTGCTATGATTCGCCCCGAAGTAGGCGAGGAGTTCTACGAATACATGCCATCATGAGCGCACCAACAGAAGAGCAAGAAGAGTCGATGATCTATGTCGAGGAAGGGCCAAATGTAACCGCATTGGCTGATGCCTACGATAAGTGCCTTCTTGATTTAGATGAATACTTCGAGGCTTGCCTGCGCTCGTATGATGACCGCCGTAATCTTTGGGAAGGCAAGTCTGACGACCTCCGCAAACAGGGCGCAAATGCCTTCCCTTGGCAGGGCGCGAGTGATATTGAGGTCAATGTTGTCGGGGAGCGTATCGACGCATTTGTGGCCATCCTAGACCAAGCTCTGCAGCGTTCCCATATCAAGGCGTTCCCGACCTCGATGGCATCTATGCCACGGGCCTCAATGGTGAGCGGGTTCCTCAAGTGGATGCGTTCTACCTATATCCCGAACTTCCGTCAGCAGATGGAATTGGGTGCTAATTATCTGCTAGAGAAGGGGCTGATGGTGTCATATGTCGGATGGAAGCGTGAAAAAAGGACATATTTGCAACAGGTA